ATAGCATGCCCGCGCTGCGTTAGCCTAGCAAGCCCAACTAAATATTTAGCAGGATCGCCGTGCACATCAAGCACTTCTACTTCAATGTTATTCATCGTCGTTCTCCGCACTAACGACTAAGATTGCACGAAGTGCCTCACGCACCTTTTCAGCATCCTCATCCGGCAGTTGTGCCAGCAGCTCCGTGTATGCGTAGCTAATGAGTTGCAGTGCTTGCCCAAGCGTAATGGCGTCTGCCGAGTAAAACAGACGGGCCTCACACTGGTCATTGTTAGTGACGGCTACGAAGTCGTCGCTCTCGATACGGCTGCCATCCTCGAACTCGACAAATACCTTGCTTACAGTTGCGTCTGCCATGTTATATCCTTTCTAACAAAGTCCTGTAGAACCAAAAGCGGCATCGCCGCGTTGCTTAATATCATAGTCAACGAAGTCTGCCAATATGACAGGTGTTATAACAATTTGTCCTATGCGCATTCCAATAGGCACGATAAATGGTTTATCAGATACATTGGTTGTTATCGCATGAATTTCTCCGCGGTAGCCGGAGTCTATTGGCGGTATCTCTGTAACGATACCTTTGCTAGCTAAGCTAGTACGCGGATAAATATTAGCTTGAAAGCCGTCGGGTAAAACAATACCAAAGCCGAGTGGTATCTTTGCCGTTTGGTGCGGACTAAGATGTACAGACATTGCAGCATAAACGTCTGCACCAGCATCATTCTCGTGCGCTCTAAATGGCATCTTAAACTCAACGCCGGCATGCTCAAACTTTATAACTTTGATTTTCATTTTGTCACCTCCTAATCATTCATAGCTTTGATAGACATTGCCCTAAAGCGGATAGTCTTAAGGCAGTTCAAATATACCTCAGGATACTTGGCCTTAAGAATACCAGAGTCGACACGCTGTTGGGTACGCGGCGACCATTTAACTGTATAGTCCGCACAGTATGCAATCTCGTTATTCTGCATACGATCCTTGATCTGATTCTGTGCAGCATCCAGTTTACGCTGCAGTTCCTTAATCTGTTGCCTGTAGCTGTATGCAGCGGCCGCTAGCTCATTAAAGCCGTCATCTGTAAAGGATATTTCAGAGTTCTTTACAACCTTGTCATACAGTCCATTAACAAACTCTGTGTCAACTGCCTGCATAGCCGGCTCTTTAAGCTTAAGTACATTCTCTTCCCAGAACTCAATTGCGCGGGGCAGCAAGATGTCATAGATAAGTTCGTCATTGCGTACAACCTCATAAGTATAGAATTTGTTGCCACCAACTAGGCATGCAAATGCACCCCACTTAAGGCCAGTAACAAACAAGTACCAGTTAAGCTGATACAGATAAGTGGTAAGGATTTCACCTTCGGCCCACTCGTCATTCATATACTCGCTTGTAGTTTTGCACTCGAGAATACCTACAGGCACACCCTGTTCATTGCAGATAAAGCGGTCGACGTTAGCAAGGGCAAAGTAATACTCATTGCTCTGGAACGTTGCATTGTAGTTAACCAAGTGTAGACCCGGGTGATCGCCGTCAGGCCCCAAGACCCTTTGTTCATACTCATCTGCCACAATCGGCTCAAGAACATGCCCAAAGTGCAGACGCTCAGATACTGCGCTGTTTGCCTTTAGGTCGTCCTGGTACTGCCCAGTTTTACGCATATAAATTTGACGCGCAGAGGAGAAGACACTTACACCACAGATGGGTCCAATGTCAGAGCCGCCTATGCCCCTTGTACGAACCTGCAGCCAGCCCTTCTCATCTTCTTGCTGGGACACTTTAGAGAGTACATGACACGCAGTCAAGTGTGTTGCTAGATCATTCGTATCAGCCATTAGAATTCTGCACCTCCATATATCTTACGTTTAGCTTCCGTTATTTCCTGCTGAGTTGGTGGGTTATTCACCATGTTCTCTAGCAGTTCTGTACCCAATGGTAATCGTCTATAATCTCCACGGACTTTATCTACAAGGTGCCTAGTAGTCATAAACTTCAAAAGTACCTTGAGATCATCACGGGCTAGGCCAGTATAGTCCTCAAGTGTTGCGCGACTAAAGTAGGGTAGCTGGTACAACGTATCAACCATCTCATGCACATTAGGCACAGGTAAGGACAAAAACTCAATGCGTAGCTTTGCGATGTTAGTGTCAGAAGTATCTGATGTAAGACGATCCTGCTCACTAAGCTTGTCATATCCAAAACTTTTTGCGCAGTATATCTTATTCATAAAGTCAACAACAAAGTTTACATGCTCTGGCTTTACAATAACTTTCTCACCAGTTTCATCTGTTGAGTATACGCAGCATGCAGCGGCTATGGATAAACGCGCTATCTTAAGTCTTTGGTCAGCTGCCTCAACTACAGGCACTCTTGAAGAATACTTATTGCCCATAATTGTGGCCTGCTCCAGTATGCAGCGAGTTGCAGCATCTTCAAAAACTATCTGATCAGCCTTTCTTGACCAGGCCCATAAAACCCTTGCATTGCATGCATCAGACGTATATACATGCTTTACCTCTGGCACGTCAGATATTGGCTTATTAACAAGGTTAGGGTCTACGTCGCCAGAAGCAACACTCATGGCAAGATCAAGACGACGCACGTCCTCTGCTTTTCCAAATAGCTTTAATACTGCATTAACACCATACGTTTCAGAGTTAAGCTGCCTACCATTTCTTGGATTGGATATGTATATTGCACGTGTGCGGCTAGTCGTTTCAGATGTTATAACACCTGTAGATCTGGCTATGCCACTTGAGCGTACGTCTGACATATCAGCTAGGTCACTTTCAGATAAGCCTGAAAGCTCGTCTAGTGCAAGTAACCCACCATCATTAAGTGGGAATGCGCCCCAAACAAGGAACCATCGTTTATTATTCTGCTGCATGTTATATACTAGGCCAGTTCGCCTAGATGACTCGCCTGAGTGCATCTCGCCCAGTCTATAATGGCGCATCATACGCTCTACAATGGTTGTCTTTGCTTGACCAGAGTCTCCTATGATTAATAGCTCACCCCAGCCGCGCTTTACGTACTGCTCTTGGAAGTAGAAGGATAGAACTGTGTGATAGATAAGGTCAACAGCAAATGCCACATCGCGGCGCTCCCAGATAAAAGTGACGTTGCGCTCAAGATCCGCATGTATCTCATTAAACTTATCAAGCACGCTTTGTCCGGGTGCGCATTGAAATAGCTTAAGCAATTCATGCGTTTCTTCATTAAGTTCAAAGTCGCTTATCAAATCTTTCTCTGGGTATGCCTTGTCAAAGATATACGTGGCATACTGCGAGTATGGATCTGGATACATAAACCCAGCCATAGTGTATCTTCTATTAGTCTTTAGGTTGTTGCCTATGGAATATCCCGTACGTACTACGTATTCGTGCTCTTTTGAAAAACTAAAATTAGCATCAGCTTTCGGGATTAGCCGCAGCTCTTCTAGGTTTTGTTGCTCCTGCACCTCTATACGAAACTCTTGGCAGCGCGGATTTATGCCAAGCAACTCCACTAGTGCCTGCTGCTGCTGTTTGTCTGTGCACTTAATCAGCTTAATAAGTTCCTTATCAACTGAGCCAAGTTGTCTAATGATCTCGCCAGCATTAACGGCTAGTTGACATTTAAAGCACTTTTTATTTTCTGTATCGGCGCTGTCACCGCAGTAAGCCTTTACAATTCTAGGGCATACGTACGGTGTGCCATCCTTACCACTGACCATCACAGGTATACGCAAGCGCTGCCCATTATATTTAGCGGCTGAGCTGTCCGCCAAAAGTACCTCTACAGCTTCCTGCTCATCAGCTATGCGTGACTCCTGCATAGAAGGATCTACATACTGTTCTGCATTATCAAGCAACTTTTGAAAATCTGCCGTTGTCATACCGCACTGCGTATAGAAATCAGTTATGTCGCCTTTTGCAGGGAAGTTTTCAGGCCAGTGTATAATGTATACATCTACAACCCTATACAACTTTTCACAGAGACGTTTTGTAGCTATCCTGCCTGCTTCGTCGTTATCCTGTGCAATATATACGCGCTTTTTATTCCTAAAGTACTTAGTCCATTCAGGTCTAAACGTACCTGCGCCAGATGTTGCGCAAGCCGTTGGAAAACCATGTTGCTCATTTATTATACGGTCC